ATGGCGTTCCCGGTCTTATTGACCACTTTTAGGGGGTCACATGTTCGGTGCTATCTTCAAAGCAGTTGCACCTTCTCTAATAGGAGCCGCCGGGGGTATCGCCGGCGGTCTCATTGGCAATGCTTCCTCGGCAAAAGAGGCAAGCAAAAATCGTAAATTTCAACAGCAAATGTCAGATACTGCTCACCAACGTGAGGCAAATGACCTTCAAGCGGCCGGAATGAATCGTATTCTCACTGCCTCCAAGGGCGGTTCCGGAGCTTCAACTCCTTCTGGAGCTACGGCTACCCAATCTGACCCAATAACACCCGGTCTTAACTCTGCTGTTTCTCTCATGCGTGGTATGGTCGATGCCTTTAAAACTCAGGCTGAAACCACTAAACTCCTCGCTGAAACAGAATCTGAAAAACTTCGACCCGGTGTTCTCTCATCTCTCAATGAGCTCCAAACTTCTGCAAAAGGTCTCAATCTTGCTCAAGCTCAAAAAGCTGTCTCCGAAGATTTCTACTATCAAGCTCAAACCGAACGATCTATTGCTGAAAAAGCACTTACAGAGAGCCAAAAACTCTCTGAGGACGTTCGACGAAAAATCTTAGGGCAAGACCTTACTGTTGCAATTGCTGAGGCAAAAAGAGCTCGTACCGAAGGTAATATCGATGATTCTACGTATGGTAAAGTCATGCGATATATTGACAGACTTAAAAATGCTGTCTCTCCTTGGTCTCCAAACTCCCGGCCCGGTCCGTGGAAACGTAATTAAAACCCGGCTTGCCCGGGAGGGAGCTTGCTTCCTCTCGGGCAAACGGAACTGCCGTAGGCGAACTTAAAAAAACTCAAATTCAAAGGGGGAATCATGTCTTATAATCCAAACAATCCTCGTCCAATCTCACTTATTCAACCTCTTATTAAATCAACTTACTCACCTAAACTCAAAGTATCACTAACCTTCTCCGAGGACTCCCCTTACACAAAACAGGAATTTGCAGAAGAATGTGATATTAACATTCTCTTAAACCGGTACCAATCAACCGGACAAATCCCTAATCTCAACGAAAGAGAACCACAATACCTCGATGCCACCGGATACGACTTCCAAACTCAAATGGAGTTCGTCGCCGGAGCACGATCACTCTTTCAAGAATTGCCCTCTGCAATTCGAAACCGTTTCCAAAACGACCCGGCTCAATTCCTCGACTTTACGTCCAAAGAATCAAACCGGGAAGAAATGGCCCAAATGGGCCTTTTAAAGCCTCGTCCAGAATGGGCGAGCCCTAGCCCTGCCACGGATGTTACCACGGCAGATAAAGGCACTCCTGCCCCTCTAACGCCTAATCAACCTAACCAGCAGGAGAATAAAAACTCGCTGTCTTGACAGTCGATCGCATATAGTATAACTTGATGTCTATATGCGGACTGGATAATCCAGTCTAAAAAACAAAAAAAGGAGACTCACCATGAAACGCCACAAAATGTCGAGCAGAGCGAGCAAGAAAAGTTTCACTAGAGGCGCCGTTACAACCCATAAAAAAAACATCGCTAGCAATGTGATGAGAGGAGGTATTCGCCTTTGATTAAAAAGGTCTGGGAGGACTTTAAAAATGCCTTGCTACTCGCCTCTTCACGGCTACTGATCCAAGAAACCAACTGCGAATGGGAAATACAAAATTACCTTTCAGCGTTCGGCTGGTTTCGTCGATCAACCAATGATCGTTCCTTGTGGAATGTGCGTAGGCTGTCGAATAGACAAATCACGCCAGTGGGCCATTCGGTGCACACACGAGGCAAAATTCCACGAAAGGAACTGCTTTCTAACCCTAACTTATCGGGACGAAAATCTTCCGTCCGATCTCTCACTGTCAAAAGAACACCTTCAACAATTCTTTCGGGCCTTGCGTTATGAACAAGGCAAATTTCGTTACTTTGCAGTGGGAGAATATTCCAAGGACAATCGTCCTCACTACCACATCATTCTGTTTGGACTCGACTTCACATGTGAAGACCCAATACAGAATCGAAAACTGCACTCACATAATGATAGAGGAAATCACATGTTCATATCTCCCGTCATTACCAAAATCTGGCCCTACGGATTCCACATCATAGGAGGCTTCAATTACGCTACTGCGGCTTATACTGCTCGGTACGTAATGAAGAAACAGCTTGGCAAAAACTCTCAACAGCGCTCTGCTTATACAAGGTTTCAAGGAGATTCAAGCTGGCAAGTCCAGCCGGAATTTTGTCTCATGTCTCGTCGTCCTGGTATCGGCTCTCAATGGTTTGAGAAATACCATAAAGATGCTTTTCCGTCGGACTTCCTCGTTGTCTCTGGAAAAAAGCACCCTGTCCCACGCTTCTACCTTGATAAACTCAAGGTGCAAAATGAACCAACTGCAAAATCAATCACAATTAAGCGTAAAAAGGCACGACTTGAGGACTCGGCCAACAACACACCGGAAAGGCTGTATGCACGCGAGGAATGTAAATCTGCATCACTAAAAAATCTTTCAAGGAGTTAAAAATGCTTAAACCAATGTTTTGTGTGTACGATTCCAAGGCCCGTGTATTTGCAAATCCTTTCATCTCGGTTAATAACGAGACTGCAATTAGGGATTTTCAACGGGCATGCACTGACCCTCAATCAGACTTGATGAGGTTTCCAAGTGATTACACTCTTTACAAAATAGGAGCTTATGATGACAGCAATGCAATGCTTTCCCCAATCACGCCACCGGAATTTATCTGCACTGCCCAACAATTTCAGGAGGTCTAAAAAATGTTTAATGTTCCTCAGCAAAAACATAAATCGGTTATGGCCCATCAATTTTCTCAGGTTCCGAAGGCTGAGATTCCTCGTTCTAGTTTTGACCGTTCTCATGGCTATAAAACTACTTTCGATGCAGGCCTTCTTATTCCAATCTTTGTTGACGAAGCCCTGCCCGGAGACACCTTTAACGTTCGCACAACTGCTCTCGCCCGTCTTGCTACACCCATTTTTCCCATTATGGATAATGCTCACCTTGACACTCACTTTTTTAGTGTCCCTGTTCGATTAGTATGGGACAACTGGCAACGGTTCAATGGTGAACAGTTTGCTCCTAATGATTCAACAGATTTCACTATTCCTCAAATGGTATCCCCTGCTGGTGGATACTCTGAGGCTTCTCTTAGTGATTATTTTGGTATTCCAACCAAAGTTGCTGGTCTCTCTCACTCTGCTCTGTTTCACCGAGCTTATACCTTGATCTGGAACGAATGGTTTCGTGATCAAAATTTACAGGATCCTATTGCCGTTCCTAAAACTGATGGCCCTGATCTTCACACTTTTTACCAGCTTATGCCCCGAGGGAAGCGCCACGATTATTTTACATCATGCCTGCCGTGGCCTCAAAAAGGCCCCGGCGTTACTATTCCTCTCGGTGGTTTCGCTCCTGTAGCGTATTACCATCCGGATACAGATGCTTGGACCGCTCGTCGTGCTGACTCCGGTGCTGTTATAACCGGTTTCGACGGTCCTATTAATGTCAATGCCTCTGGCGAACTTTATACTAATACATCTATGAAATTACAGATTGAGCCGATGCAAAACCTTCGTGCCGATCTGTCTCAGGCAACAGCTGCAACTATCAACTCACTTCGTCAAGCCTTCCAAATCCAAAAGATTTATGAAAGGGATGCCCGTGGCGGTACTCGTTATATTGAGCTCATTAAGTCTCACTTTGGCGTCACTTCTCCTGATGCACGTCTCCAGCGTCCCGAATATCTCGGCGGTGGTAGTTCACCAATCATTGTGCAACCAATCCCTCAAACATCTCCCACCGGAACTTATGCGGATACACCTCAAGGAAATCTTGCTGCAATCGGAACTGGACAAATTCACGGTAACGGGTTCACCACGTCTTTTACCGAACACTGCATCATCATCGGAATGATCTCTGCTCGTGCTGATCTTACTTACCAGCAAGGCCTTAATCGTATGTGGAGTCGTAAAACTCGTTTCGACTTCTACTGGCCTGCTCTTTCTCATATTGGCGAGCAAGCTGTATTGCAGAAAGAAATCTTTGCCGATGGCGTTCAAGCAAACGATGATAAAATTTTCGGTTATCAGGAAAGATATGCGGAATATCGTTATAAGCCCTCTCAGATTACTGGGCTTTTCCGTTCAAATGCTACTGCTCCTCTCGATGCTTGGCATCTCTCACAGGACTTCGCTACTGCACCTGTTCTTGAAGATGCTTTCATTCGTGAGAATCCACCTTTTGACCGTGTTATCGCCGTTCCTGCTGAGCCTCACTTTCTGTTAGACGTTTATTTCGACTTCAGATGTGCTCGGCCT